ACAAATGTTAAGGTAATCCCAACAGTAGGATTAGATGGTATCAATGCATATTATGCAGGACCAAGTTCTTACTACATGTTCGGTATGAACTCAGAAATCATGACTGTTCGTAGTATCTACGACCCGTTTGAAAACATCGTAAAAATCCAAGCAGGTGTTACCTATGGATTGGGTGTGTTTGATGTCGCATCTTTCTGCGTTTGTAAATAATCATTAGTGTCTGTTTGGTTGTTCAATTAGAGCAACCAAACAACACATAAATAAATCAAAAAAAAAACTAAAATAATAAAATTATGGCAGCATGTTACATAAGCACAGGATTTACTCTTGACTGCAGAACGAACTCCTCTGGCGGAATTAAGACAATGTGGTTGTTAGGTGGTTCAGGAAATACAATTTCAGGTTACACAGTAACTAATTCAGAAGTATCTGCAATTGGTGGAACAGGAACTTGGTTCAAATTCCAATTACCAAAACAAGCAGGTTCTTTGAGTGAAACACTTGGAATCAACACAACATCACAATCGGTTACATTCCAACCAGAAATCGTGGTAAACTTACCTAAATTACAAACTTCATTGAGAGATGCATTTGTTGATATGGTAAGTCAAAATGAAATCTTCGCACTTATTGAAGACAACAACAACAACTATTGGTTAGTTGGATTAGACAATGGTCTATTAGTTACTGCAGGTTCTTTGAACACAGGTCAGGCTTACACCGACTTGAACGGAGCAACAGCAATTACAATGACTGGTGGGGAACCAACCTCAATCAGACAGGTAGCAGTATCAACTACTATCCAAGCAGTATTTACTGCAGGTGGATTCACATTCCAATCTTAATTAAAACCTTGAAATATGGGGAGTTAAACGCTCCCCATTTTCATAAGCCGATATTATATTTATCATATATGAAATTACGACCATACCAAGCACCAAGAAGACAACCGAAAATCAATGATATGTTATATCCACCAGGTTCAAGACAACCTGGTAATGTATGGGTTGGTGCTGTTGTTATGAATGTCCCTGAACCTTCAGGTGGACCAGCGGTTAGTCCAACACCAACACCGACAACAACAAACACGCCTACACCAAGTGTTACCCCAACACAGACAGTTACCCCTACACCAAGTATTACTCCGACAAGGACTTTAACACCCACTCCAACTATTACCCCAACCAATACAACAACACCAACTAACACACCTACTCCAAGTGCAACACCAGCAGCAAGATTATTAAATTCTTATCCTAACGCAGCAGTTGCTTATTCGGTTCGTTTGTTAAGAAATGGATATTCAGGTAATGCAATCAGGGTTCGTAGAAGCAGTGATAATGCTGAACAAAACATTGGATTTACAGCAGGTGGTGATTTAGATACAACATCACTTACTAATTTCATTACGGGAACAACAAATGGATTTGTTACAACTTGGTATGACCAATCAGGTAATGGAAACAACGCTGTTCAAACATCAGCAACAAGTCAACCAATTATTGTTAGTGGTGGAACCATTTTAACTTTAAGTGGAACAGGAGTATCAAGAACGATATTAAGATTTGATGGTGTTAATGATGGAATGGATTTAACAAACACAATCAATACTGATGTTCATACATCAGCGTATCCAACACAAAAGAGAAGTTCTGCTGGTTGGACTGCTTGGTTTGCGGGAGTGGGCGATGCTCCATTTACACCTATTATTTTCCAAACTGCGGGAACATATATTACCAACTTCCCAACAACAAGTTCAAATAGCACATATAACAATACAAATTACATTTTATTATCAGGTAGGCAACTTGCTGGTAATAATACTGGTGGTTCAATAAGAGTTAATAATTCAGCATTAACATTAACAAAGGCTAATTTCTTGGGTGATGATAATATCTTTACACAGATAAACAAAAGAAAAGCAGGACAGGACTACTCAAATTGTGATGTTCCTGAAATGATTATGTGGGCGGCTGATAGGGAAAGTGATTTGACAGGAATTAACAATAACATAAATACTTATTATCAAATTTACTAATTATGGAAATACTTGGTTATCAATATATTACAGAACAAGAAGCACAGAACGCAGTTAATCTTTGCAACACCTATTACGGAATACCCGTATTACCAAGTGATGTTACACAAAATTGGTGTGAATATAGTTATGCTGAATTAAATACACCTCCATTTTGGTATATTAGTTTTGATGAAACTTTAAGGGTTGTTCTTGGTGAACCAACAACATTTGATGTTGTATTCCCACCATCACCATTTCCACCAGTAGGGTAATCTATGTATAGAATAAATGATATCGCATTTGATGAATATAAGGTAGTGAGTGTTGAATTGGAATTGGATAGTTGTGATTTAATTATGAAGGTTAAATTCACAAAAGATGATGACAGAATAACAAAAGAAAAATCTTATAGATTCAAAACAAATTGTGATGTTAATATAAATAAATTGATTGAAGAGTTAAAAGGTATAATAAATGAGTAAGGTATTTTATAGAAAACAATTTAGTAATTATCTTGGTGAACAAAGAGCCATAGATGATATCATTGCTCGTTATGAACCTGATGGTGGAGTTAGTCCATCACCGACACCATCTGTTACACCAACTTTAACACCAACAAAAACACCAACGCCCACGCCAAGTATTACCCCTTCAATCACACCAAGTGTTACGCCTTCAATCACACCTACAAATACGCCAAGTATCACCCCTTCAATTACACCTTCAATCACACCAAGTGTGACACCAAGTATTACACCGACTGTGACCCCTTCAATATCACCGACTAATACACCAACACCGACCTTAACACCAACACCAACTACACCAGTAACCTTCCATTTACAAGCCGAAAATACTGATAATATCCTTGCTGAAAACTCGGACTTTATTGATATTGAGAATTAAAAAATAAATAAAAAATAAAAACAAAAATAAATTAAAATGGCAAATACGAAAATTTCCGCATTACCTACTTGGTCTGGCACCGCTGCTGACTTAAGATTCTTCGTTATGAACAACAGCGGTAATACTGAAACTTTTAAGTTTAGTGGATATACAAGTCCATATAAACAATTCTCAACAGATAGTATATTTTCAAGTTCAGTTAGTTCAACAAATACTAATGTTATTTCATTGGGTATAAATACAACACCAAATAGGAACGATGTTGTTGCTATTGGTAATTCACAATCTTGGAGTGGTCCAAGAATTGTCGCAATAGGTCATAATATAACTAATATTGCGGACGATAGTGTAATAATTGGATATAATGCGATTGGTTGTGGTGCTGGCGGTGTTACGGGTGTTGGTAGAGATTCCAAAGCCTGTGGTAATTATGGTATTGCTTTAGGTTATGCCGCCAAACAAAACTATTATGTTGATAGAGCAATTACGATAGGTTCCAATTCAACAAGCACAAACACAAGAAATTTACTTATTGGCGCGGATTGTGTAAATAATGGTGATTATAGTATTTTGATTGGTGATGCGATAACTCTTAACGCATATAGAGCGGTTCAAATTGGGGGACAATCTAATACAATTAGTTCTTCGGGACTTTATGATTCAATTATCAATGGTAGTGGTAATACTATTGGTAGTTCTTATTCGGGTGTTAGTATGTTAAGTTGTTTTGGTAGAACAGCAAGTGCTTCTAATACCACTTATGTTGAAAATATCCACGCATATAGGACACCATCAACACAAGTTCAACCAATATCATCAGGAACAACCTTTACTTGTAATTTAGAAAATGGTGCTAAATCACAATTCTACATTACAGGAACATCTACAATCAATATTACAAATGTTAGAGATGGTGCTTCATTTATGATTAAAACACAAACTGATGGAAACTATGTTATGACTTGGACTGCTACTGGTGGATACACATTTGTATTTGAAGGTGGAATTAAAGACCCTGGAAACAATGTAACAGACATCTTTGTATTTGAGGTATTTGGTAGTGTAATTTACGGAAATAGAAGACATAACTATTCATAAGAAAAAACAAAATATGATAATACTAAACGAAGGTTATAACAATATGAACGCAACTTGTTCAAGGAATAAATCCTTGACTGGTTCTGTTTGCTATTTATTCAGTTGGAAACATAAATTGTCCCAAGAGGTTTGGAGATTTGTACCATATCAAATTCCATCATCAGTCAATTATGCACCAGGTTATGACTTGTTTAGTATTAATATCAACCCCAATAGTGCTGAAACAGGATTAACGGGAGCAACAACAACAGGACAAACAAATGTTCACTTAATAGAAGGTGAGTATTATGTTAAGGTATGGGAACAATCCACTGCTTTATCAGGAAATACCAATCCAAATCTTGCTTATGATGTTGTTTATGAAACCATAGGTAGAGTTAATTACTCTGCATCAACTGCTCCTATCACATATTCAGGAACAACAGATATTTATAAGATATACGAAGGATGATTAACATTGAAAAACTAAACTTTGGAACCAATACCATTACCTCATTTAGGGAGGTTATCAACAAAAATGAACCATTTGTAAGATTTGGTGTGGATAACTTATTTCCTGAAGAGTTGTATATGCTTCTTGATGCAAGTCCAATCCATAACTCAGCAATTAGAGCAAGGGTTGATAACTGTGTTGGTTCAGGTTATGTAAATGATTACAAAACCAATTCTAAACAATACCTTAATGATATATCAAAACAGATGTTCTTTGAGTTCATTGTTACAGGTAATCTGTTCTTGGAGGTGGTTTGGCGTAAAGACCGCTCCGAAGGTTTAAGCGGATTTTATGTAATTCCAACAAAGTACATGAGGGTTCACAAACCTGAAGAAATGGGAGCGCCAGCAACCAAGTATCTTTATTGTCGTGATTGGGCAACCTATAGGAAGGGAACCCCGATTATTGAGTTCAGTGAATTTGACCCAATGAACTACACAGATAGACAAATCATTCATATCCGTAATTATGGACCTCAATCAGAATATTATGGTGTTCCGTCTTATCTTGCCTGTATCAATGATATCAAGTTAAACCACGAAATAACGGTGTATAACCTTGCCAATATCATCAATGGATGTAGTATGGGTATGTGGGTACATTTCAATCAACCAGCCCCTGATTCTGAAAACGAACAGAATATGATTTTGAGAAAGATTGAAGATAGATACATGGGAGCAGACAATGCTAACAGGGTTATCATATCTTATGGTGAAGAAGGACAAAAACCTGAAATTACCCAAATCCAAACAAATGTGGAAGATGGTTATTTCTCAAGTATATTTGAGTTGGTACAACACCAAATCTTATGTGGTAATGGTATTGTAGACCCAAGTATTATTGGATTACCTACAAGGACTGGGTTCAGTTCATCAGCCGAACAATTGGAAACATCATTCAAATTGTTCTTATCAACCAATATTTATCCAACACAGAAATTCATGAACAGGGAATTAAAACCTGTTTTTGAGT